TGAATAGGATTCTAATGCTAATACTTTATTGTCTGTATCGTCTATAGGTCTAACAACAACTGTAAAGCTTCCGTAGTCTTGACCACTAATACTTCCTGCGTATTTTATACCCAATATACTTATTTTATATTTTCTATTTGAATCTGTACCATCTGATATAGTGTGAAACTTAAGTACTGGGAAGTTTTTAGCATTTACAGTTTGTGAAACTACCCAAGGAGTACTTGCGTTAACATATTCTTTACCTGAAGTAGTTGAATTTGTTCCTGTAACTGTTGTAGCTGCTGCGTCAAATGCAATTGATGCAAGGGATGCGGAAGCTATTGTAAACTTATATCCACCACCTTTGTTATTTGAGTGTGCTCCATAAGATTGAGAATTAAACAGTGAATAAACATAAGAAGCAGGTTGGCTAGTGCTGTATGCTGCAGTTGGAACATGAATTCCAGGCCCTTTACCTACTAATTTAGGAATATAAAAGTCGTTTGTTTTATCAAATGATGCTGTTTGGTGTACTGAAGCTAAATGTCCAAAGAATTTAGTAAGAGATAATTCTCCATTTCCAGTTAATGCACCTCCAAATTTATCAGAATTTTCATCATTGTCGTTTGGAAACACATCAGACCATGCTGCTGATTGAGATGCTCCAAATCCTATTGTTGTTTCTGGCATCAAACCGTCTTTGGTTGTGTTGTCTCCATTAGCTGAAGCGTGTAATACTCCTAATAAGAATGGAGTTGACGCGGCAACAGTTGATCCAGAAGGACCTGTTGCTGATCCAGAAGCTACTAAATATACTTGATTAGGGGCAGTAAAACCGTCAAGTCCTAAGACTCTAACAATCGTAACTACACCTGCGCTTTTTATATATTCTTTTACTGTAAAAGGTACGTATGTACCCGATGTACTACTACCAAATTTAAGTTCAAATTCGTTCATTGATCTAACTTGAACAGGTTTAAATGCTGGACCTGTTTGGGTTCTACCAATTATTACTGCTCCTATTTCACCAATTCCCACTGGTAAAAAAGATAAGTCATTTTCCTGTGTAAAAACACCTGGGCTAACTATTCTTTCGGCCATTTATATTCTCCTCTAATTATACTATTTTTTATCTATTCTGTTGATAAAAGTGAATACAGATATTCATATATAAATATAGAACAAGAATCCAAAAACTATTCTGCTGGAGTAAAAATTCCAGTAGAAATGTCTAAAGATCCCTTTCCGTATTTATTAGTTAATTGTGTTGCAAAGTTAACTTCTTCACCTCTATTTTTATTAAAATCTTCTTCTAAATTTATTTTTTCTTCGTTTAATGCGCTCAATTCAAAGTGAACCTGGCCCATGCGTAGTGTTATTGCATCATAATTAGATTTTATACTTGAAATCTGATCTAATTCTTCTTTAGAAAACTTTTTTTCTGTAGATGCTTGCGTTGTTTTTTCTTCTCTGTGCTTGCTTAATTTTTCTTGAATATCGTTTGATAATACCATTTGTAACCTCCGTAACTTTATTTATTATTTAAAATAGCTAGTTTTTCCAGCTAATCCTTGTTCTGGGTTTCTTCCACCCTTGCTTTCAATATTATTTGTTGTTGCTGTTCCTACCTGTACTTTAGCAACTCCGTAATCTAACTTATTGGCTTGTGTCATATCTTTTTGTAAATTATCAGGTATAATATAGCCACTCATTTCTAACGTAAATTCTGCCCTAGAAGTTCTTTCTTCTCCTTGTGCTGCATCGTTTGTAAGATTAAATGATGCCATTGTTGCTAAAAATTTATAATAATTGTCTTTTCCCCAATATGCATGAGATGCGTAGTTTATATCTTCTATAACTTTATTTTGGTGGTTTATAAAGTCAGTTAATAATATGCAATCATATGATAATTTTACATAATCTGGAATAACCACATTGTGGGTTTTTTTACTTTTATTTCTTCCAACAAGTATATCAAATTGGTCATATCTATTTCGTTCGTTATAATTGCTTGAAACAGAGTAAAAAAGATTTGGGTTATTTGCGTCTAGCTTATTATATCCTTCTAGTCTTTCTATTCCTGTTCTCTTATATATTAGTATAGGGTATTGAATTTTTCCAGTTTCATCTCTGTATACTCCAGACTTTTGAACACTTTTCCATCTCTCTGGAGAACCATATATTACAGGTACTTTTATTTCTCTTTCCCCTTCAGTTACTCTTGGCTTTATTACGTTTTCAAAATAATAATAAATTGCCTCATCAACGTCATATAGTCCAACAGATACTTCTTTAATATCATTTGTTCTATTTACCTGAGTAGCCCTATCTTTGGATATTTTATTGCCTAAACTGTCAGTAGTTCCTTGTTGGTTTCTATTGTATGTTGCTGGAATAGATCTTTGCTTACCTGACATTTTTATTCTCCGTATAATCCATAATTATTATATCCTACCCTAATATCATCTAACTGGGTTCTACTTTTTCTAGTTTGGTGAGTTTGACAAATAATAGAAAAATTAGATCCAAATTCTCCTCTTCCTCCAGAAACAAATCCTTTGTCTTTTGCAGGATCTTTACCAACTATTAATTGGTTTTGTATAACACTGTCTATTTCCCAGTATATATTATTCCAATATATTATATCACCAACTTCTAAAACAATGTTTGCAGAAGGAGTACCTATACTTCCGGCCGGTAATAAATCATCTCTTAAAAAACTAAACTTAGATAATTGGTTAATATCTGGGCCAAGCTCTGTGGTATCCCAAACCTGGTCATCTACCTCTATTAAACAGTTTACCCTAACACCAGGTTTAAATATTTTATCAATTGACTCGCCATATAAGTTTTCGTCAACATCATAAACAGAAGTTTTTAAAATATCTACCTCAGTATCTATAATATCATTAACCAACTCTCTACTAAGAGTTCTAAAAAGGCTAACGTCTCTTGCTGATCCAAATAGTGCCATGAATTACCCTATATATATTCCGTATGGAATTTTATTCATTGTTTGATTCATAAAATCAGATTCTTCTTGCTGTCGTTCTAAAAGGTTTCTTCTAGAAGCTGCTTCAAGATCTTCTCTTAATTGAGTTATTAAATTTTCTCTTTCCACTGAAGCTTCACTTCTCAGCGTGTCTCCATCAAGATTGGTTTCTGATCCAGGAATAGGTATTGATCCGTACTTACTTCTAATATTACCTAATAATTCTTTTGCTAGCGCTAAAGTATATTTTCTAATCCATTGTTTTCCAGGGTCATTAATATTTCTATACAGCATATTATCATATCCTGCATTTGAAAAATCAGTAACGGTGTTTGCAACACTACCATGCTTTAATGCATCTTTTCTGTCTGCTCTTTTTACATATTCTATCCACATCTTAAAATTAGCAGAAGGTTTTGGAAATATTTTTAATCTATCGTTTACTAGTTGAAAACTATATGCGGATTTTCTAATGGTATCATTAAATTCTATTGCCTGTACTCTTAATAAGTCATCATACATTGGCATCATTAAAAAGTTTACTGCTGGGCTATAATTACCCATTCCAAATCCATCTAATAGGTGATCACTACCATATCCTGTTCCAACATATGGATCAAAATATCTTGACATGGCAGGGGTCCCTTGATAATATACTTTTTTAACTTCTATATCGTCAACACCTGCTGTTCCAGACTCTAAACTTACAAAATTAGGATCAGTTAAATCATATACTTGTTGGGATTGTGTTACAGATATAGATGCACTATAATATGTTACGTTTCCGCCAACTCCAGCTTCAGCACCGTAGCTTTTAGCAATGGTAACTAGTCTATCGTGAGTTGGTGTTATTTCTTTGTGTGTTAAATTACTGCCGGTTGCTGTTCCTTTTAAGGTTAATAAATTTTCTTTAATATTATAAAAGTTTACCTGGGTACTATACTCAGTAACTGCTTCTTCAAAACATGTATAAAAATTTATATCTTGTAGTTCTATATCTACTATTGGATAGCCTAATCTTTTAGCGCACCAATCTGCAGATTTTTCAATATCTGTTTGGTACGTTGTGTCGGTATCATACAATCCAAAGGGAGTATCTCCAGGGAAGAATGATGATGAACCGGGCCATATAGGTATTTTTGTTGCCATAGTTTTCCTCTATATATAAATATCAAAAAATTTCATAATAGTTTATTATCCTGCAGATATAAATAATTGGTTTGAACCATTTCTATAGACTTGTCCTTTTACGTTAGGATCTGATGTAGCTATTGAGTCATAGTTTACTATCAACTGTTTTGCAGTTAGCGTCATACTTGAACTTATGTTTCCTGATGCTGTTACATGGGTAGTAATAGGACCTATAATTTCAACGCTACCAGTTAAGTGAGTTACTCCAGCCACCATAAGTTGTTTGTCGGGTGTTCCAGATAATGTATAATCATCTGTTGGCCATTTAGCTGAACTATAACCAATACCAACATGATTTCTAAAAGCCATCATATCAGCATCAGCTTTTAAGTTGAATGCTATAGTACTATTAGACTTTATTTTGAAATCTACATCATTAGATTCTTCATTAAATAAGATAGACTCTGCGCCATTTGTTAGATCTAGTTTTAACAATGAATATGGAGTTGCAGTTCCAGTTGCTCCTTTAAATTCTATCAAATCTTGACTTAATGTAAATATCTCTCCGTTGTCTGCTGTGCCTGGAGGTTTAGTCATAAACCTAATAGCTTTATTATTTTCACTCGGAGCTATCATACCGTTATTAGGTAATATAATATTAGATGCATAAACATCTCCACTTGAACTTATATCGCCTGAGGCTGTTATGGTACCATTTGCATATAAACTTCCTGATAATTGTAATGCCGATTCTCCATCTGTAACTGCAGAAAAACCTGAACCTAAAGGTGTTGTTGCTGTTGCACTACCAGATCTTGAAATTACTATTGGTCCCGACATTCTTGTAAAGTGAGATGCTCCATCGGATATGAATGCAGCATCACCATTTTGATAATTTATTCTTATATCTTGATCTGTGGTGGCTGAGTTCATAGTTAATGTTGTAGGTGTATGATTAATATATAGTTGGCCATTCATATAAACCCTGAATGCATCACTTCCTATTTCCATGAATTCACCTGAACCATGGGCTGCAGATCTAAATGAAATTGTATTATTATTTATAGTTGGTCTTATCGCCCCTCCAGGCGGTAATTCTATATTACCAGCGGTTAGAGTACCAGCAGTCGTTATATTTCCTTCTGATTGTATAGTTCCACTTGCAGTTATATTTCCTCGCACATCTAATTTTACAGTTGTGTTAGAACCAGATATCATCACTGAACCTCCACCATAACCTGCTGGATTTTTATCTGATTGAAGTAATATGTTACCTGTTGCAGTATTATTTTTAATAATAGTATCACCGCCAGATGTAGTTACTGTTACGTCTCCGACACCAGCACCAAGGGTAACATTAGCGCCATCAGATGATATAATTAAATCAGCAGTTTCAGCTACTGGGCCGGCTCCTATTCCTAATTTAATGCCATCACCAAATTTTAATAGATCATCTTGTGCACGATAGGTAATGTTGGCTCCTTCTAAATTTAAGCCGCTAGCATATATTGTTCCACTTGAACTAATATTACCAACTACTTCTAACTTAGCACCTGGTGTTGTTGTTCCTACACCAACATTACCTGCATAAGCGGATCCACTACCAGGTAAGAATATAATACCTGCTCCATCGTTAAGTGAACCAGAGCCTAAAGCTACTTGACCATCTTGTTTTACGTTCATCCATTTAGTGCTTTCATCTCCAGGATATCCTTCTGATATAAATTCTAAATCATTGTTATTGCCACCATCAATTCCTTTATATTTTATTTCATGGCCTACTGTTGCTGCTGAAAACCCAAATCTTAAACTTGCATCAAAATTATGAGAATAAATATTTATTGCAGCATTACTACCTGTAGCTTGACTGCCAGAAGTATATATATTAAGTTTACCAAATGGATTAGCTGTTCCTATACCAACACTGTTAAATAAACCATCTCCACTTGCACTTATATTACCTACTACTTCTAATGATTCTCCAGGTGTTTGTGTTCCTATACCAAATCTACTTCCACTCAATGTAAGTTTTGGATTATCGCCTTGAATTAAATGGACTGCATCATTAACTATTGCCATTCCAGCAGTTGTAGATGATATATCTGTGAATGTTGCGTTTGCAGGATCACCATCAGATGCTGCTAAGAATCTAGATAAACCTCCTGCGGGTCCTAAAGTTACATCTCCTCCAAACGTTCCTGTCCCACTTGCACTTATATTACCTTCTACTGTTAGTTTTTTTGTTGGTGTGGTTGTTCCTATTCCAACATTACCTGCACTTTCATCAAAATAAAGGCCTGTTGTTGTGTTAGAACCAAATATATGAAAATCTCTTGTTTCTGTATCAAGATTATTTATTCCAGCATAGGCTCCAAAGGACATAAAGGTATCTGTGTCAGTAGTTGCACCAAAAAATATTCTAGGACCTGCGGAGGTCGCTTGTAATTCTAAGGCATAATCATCCTTTACAAAAATTTTATTTAATGTAGCATCTCCACTTGCACTTATGTTACCTGAGGCTGTTACGTGAACGAATGGTTGAACTATATTTCCAGCAGGAATACTAAGTGTACTTCCAGCTGTTCCTATATCTCCTTTATCGCCTTTATCGCCTTTAGGTCCTTGGGAAGCTATTGTTGCTATAGTAGATATTTCTATAGGTATATTTACTGAAGTTGCGGTATTATTATCTATTATTTCTAGACTACCGTTATTTTCAGTAATTGATACATCATTTTGAGAATTGTTTATGGTTATAGACATATTACACAGTTACTTCTTTACTTAATTTAACTTTTCCTTCTAATAATCTAGTCACGTAACTACCAGAAACCATTTCTAAATCGTATTTAGCTTCAGTAAACGTAAAATTAGAAGATGAAGCTGCCGATATAAATATTCCTATACTTCCAGATTGTAGTGGTACAACTCCAGTAGAACCAGATCTATTTAGTCCAGTTCCATCGGAATCAAGAGTACTAGAAAGTGTTGCATATAGTGTACCTCCGCTTCCATAGTTTGATCGTATTTGCATCCTAGCAGAATAATAAGTTAAATCAACTGGACTACCATTTGCGTCGGTCCATTTTACTTCAAAATCAGTAGTTGCACCTTGTTCTATTATAAATGTGTATTTTCCTGCAGACATTATTTTTCCCCATATTTCTTATATTAAATTACTAATATAAATATCAAGGTATACCTTGTTTGTTTACATACCCATCAACATTTCAAAAACTTCGTCAATTGCCTCATGTCTATGATTATCTAATAGTATTCTTTTATATACAAACTTGGATTCTGTTATTTTGGATATATCAACTATTGCAGAATAATTTTTATCTTTTAAATCTATCTGTTGGTTGTCTCCACAAAATATCATTGTTGAACCTTTACCTAGTCTACCTAAAGTCATCCTAAATTGAGCCCTGGTTAAATTTTGAAATTCATCTATAATTACAACAGAGTTTTCAAATGTTCTACCTCTAAAATGGGCTAGGGATACTAGCTCTATATCTTCGGTTTTTTCCATTTTTTCTAAAATTAAAGGCTTATTATATACCTTTCTCATATTAGATCTAATTGGAACTAACCATGGTTCCATTTTTTCTTTTTCAGAGCCAGGTAAAAACCCATTATCTTCAGTTGAAACTGTTGGTCTTGTAATTACTATTTTATTTATCATTCTTTTAAAGAACATATCTAGTGCAACTTGACAAGCCAATAATGTTTTACCACTTCCAGCTTTACCAACAATAAAATTATATGGATGGTGCAATATTGCCTGTTTTGCTAGTTTTTGTTCTTCTGATAACGTTATTGAAAATTTTATATTTCCCTTTGGAACGCTTTTTGCTTTATTTTCTTTTGACATAATAACCTCCTCTATTTAGTATAAATATCAGGGCATAAAAAAAAGAGGCTAATTTCTTAGCCTCTCTTTATTAAAATAATACTATGTTAATCTTAGATTCTGTTTAAACCTTTGATCATGATTTTACCATAGAATTCTGGTCTTACCATTTTCTTAGCATAACGAGTCATTACACCTTTACGTGGAGTAAAGTTTGTAGGATCGTAAACCAATGGAGTCATAATTAATGGAATGTATGGTGCGTAAACCGCTCCAGTTTCCAAGAATTGAGCACCACGGAAACCTAATAAAAGAGTGTTTCCAGTCATGTAAGGGTTTTTATAAACAGTAAATCTACTATTTAATGCACCAGTTTTTTGTACACCCATTGCAAAAGAATTAGAGTTTCCATCAGTATCAGCAGCGTATCCAGGAATAGATTCTAGGATTGTTGCGATTTCTGGAGAAGTAACGATAAAGTTAGCTCCACCTCTTAAAGTTTTTGCGTGAATTTGGTTAGAAACTTTTTGTATTTTCGTACCTAAAGTTTGGAACCATGAGAATTGAGTGTAAGCTTCTGCAGCCGTTGGGCTTAAGAATGCGCTTGTTCCATCATATACTTCACCAAGTGCAGCTGACCAGTAGTCAGTTGTATTAGCGTTAGTAATTAACATATCTAAAATCTCTAAGTCAATCTCCATTGAGATATATTCAGATAACATAGAAGTTAATTCAGCTTCAGCATCGATAGAATGATAAGCGTTTAAGTCTTGAGCGAACTCAGGAGACCATGCAGCTTTCAGTTTTCTAGTCTTAGCAACAATTGCTTCAGACTTCATCTGTACGTCGATTTGAGGTATAGCTAAGTCTTGAGCAGCTAAAGTACCATCAACATCACCAACCATTTCATAGTCAGCTCTATCGTCAGCAGTTGTAGCAACTGGGAATATTAAGTCTGTACCAGCAATATAATCATCAGCAGCTATTGCAGCTACAGATGCAGAAACAAATAACGTTATGTTAGTACCATCAGATGAAGCATATTCACCAAATGTTTGTTGATTAAAGTCTGTACCACCAGCAGTTGATCCAGTAGCTTGGATTGCTCCTAAAGCAGTTTGATCAGCAGCTAAACCAGTAGTAGCACCTACAAACTGTCCTACAGCTATTGTTAATTTTTTAATGCTTCCATTAGCAACAGATGCAGATAAGTCTTGGTTAAATCCTACTTCAGCCCATGAAGCTGAGGCCTGTGCAATTGTTGGGTTAGCAACAGAATCCATTTTTAATGAGTAACCAAATTTTCCAGCACCGTAAAGACCGCCAGAAGGATCAGCGTTTGAAGCTGAAGTGTTACCCATAAGATCAGCACCAGCGTTGAATCTATGGTTGTTGGTAGCAGTTTCCAAAGCGATATCGCCAGGTCCGTTGTCACCGTATTTAAAGTCTAAAAAGAATACTAGTCCTGAAGGTAAGTTCATTGGTTGTACTGATACAAAATCTTTTGCAGCAATTTCACCAAATACTCTACGTACCAAAGGAAGAGCAACTCCTGACCATTGTTCTCTGTTCGTGTTTCCGTTAGAAGTGGAAGAAGCTTCATCGATTAACTGACGAGCTTGATTTTCCAAAAGAACAGCCATACCACTTTTGTCGTATTCAGCGCCTATTCCTTCAAGAAGACCAGTCTTTTCCCACTTACCAACTAGACCACGAGTTTGCTGTAGTTGTGATGCGTGAGCTTCACCAGCATTGTCTAATAAGTTTGAAATGTTGTTTGACATTTATTTTCTCCTAATTTTTTTAATTATAGCAATCCTGCTAATTTTTTCATTCTACTAGAAAATTGATTAGTTTCAACAATAACTTCCTTTGCAGGTGCAGTTGATTTTGTTGGTCTTGATGCAATTCCCTCTTTAATTGTTGCTTTTTTAGATGCTCCTGAACTTAAAGATTCAGCTAAAGTAGAATATACTAATTTAACCTCTCTAGTGTTTAGTGCTCTATCAAGCGTTTCGATGATTTTCATCTTTTGTCCTTCAGTCAAGTTATGAGATTTGAACAATTTGTTCGAGAACAATAATTTTGCATTCAATAAATTAACTTCATTGATTGTAGCTTTTAATGAACGGATAGTTGAATAAGCTTCTTCAAGCTCTTCTTCTTTTTCTGCCATCTTTTCATCGTCACCCTCTGCAACTGTTTCGTCCTCATCTTCATCCTCTTCTGTTAGAGATTTAATGATTTCATCTAAATCTAACTCTTCCTCTTCTTCTGTAGTTTCGTAAGCTTCTTCAACGTCTTCAGTTTCTTCAACTTCTTCGTCTTCTTCTTCAGCGTAAACTTCATCAGTAGATTCTTCGTCTTCTGTTTCTTCAAGCTCTCTAATGATTTCTTCAAGATCTAAATCTTCTTCTTCTTCCATGTCCATCATCTCTTCTGGGTCTTCATCATCCTCACCTTCAGTAAGTTTGTCAACAACATCTAAATTGTCGTCTTCGGTCCCAGGAGCATCTGAACTAGTTTCAGTTTCAGTTTTTTCTTCGTCATCACCATCAGCTTGGTTTACCTTGTTGTCTCCTGCACCAATGTTTGACGAGTCAGATTGTTCTTCTAATTCATCATCCATATCATCAGCTTCTTCTTCTATCTTTCTAGATAGCATAGATTGTAGCTTAGGTGTGAAGGCTTCTTCAAGGGCTAGCTTTGCATTAGCGATTGCTGTTTCTCTAACAGCTTTTGCGTCAGCGATAGCTTCCTTAAGCAATTTGCTTTCAGCCATAGTTTTTCTCCTTAATATTTTAATTTGGAAATAAGGTTATTTAGAACCTTAATAGAAATTTTAATTAACCCGTTACAGCCATATTGAGATGGTGTATTTTTGAGTCATAGTCAGATATAAATATATACAAATATATAAAAAGTAAAAAAGGGAACAAAAAATGTTCCCTAATTTAATAAAAAATGTTAAATAATGGTGTTATGAGGCCTTTCCATCAACAATAGCTGTCCAGCAATGGCCCTTATTGGCTCTTTCAGCTTTACGGTCTTCTGTCCATTGGAATCGCTTGGCTTCGTCAAGCTCTCTCCTTCTTCTCATTGATGGCTTTTCGTAATAACGGTTGTTTCTAAGCGTCATCATTGTGTCATCATCTTTTAGTTGTCTCTTTAGGTATTTCATTGCTTTTTCTAAAGTTCCTGGAGCTTCATCCGGTACTTTTACTGCTAAGCCATGTCCGGGAACGTAAAAGTCCTCTCTCCTATGACGTTTGCCCTTGAAGGGTCTTTTTTTGAAACCGTCTCTATTTTGATTACGGTTGTTGTTAAAGTTTTTTTGCATAAATTTATTTTTAGTTAAACGTTTAATTACTTTAATATAAACAAAAAAAATGACATATAAAAATATATGCCACTTAATTTCACTTTTGTTATTTTTTATCTAAGATCGA